AATCACATCTCAAAGAGAACAGTAGGTAGAATCCTCCTAGGCTTCACTTGGGAACTGCCGCAAAGCCTGCTTGCTTTGATTGCAAAGGCAGTTGTTAAATCCAAGTTTATTTGAAAGAGAAATCCAACTTAAAATGAAAAAACATCGATTGGAGCGTTTAAACCACGTTTTACAGTCTTTCGATGAAACTCCAATTCAAATCGGTTGAAACATCGTTGAACACCGTTTTAAACACTCCATTCAACGTTTTTGCAAAGGATCACCAAGATTTGTCCTTATGAGTACATGGAAAACAGGCCGTTTTTGAACCGAATTGCGAACAAAAACCGCGAACAAACGCGAACCAAATCGCGAACAGACCACACCCCGTCTTCGTCCATGCAGGGCTATTGCTCCAACACGTCTTCGAAAGGCATCTTCGTATATGCCTTCACAAGTTGATAGAGCACGTCCTTCTGCCCGGATTCCGTAATTGGAATCCCGTTTGGGAACACGTCCATGGTCTTGAAAGAAGCCTCCCAATGCCAGAGCCTGGGCTCGTATGCCATCCCGACAGCACCGCCTACTGAAATCGTTCCAGTGCATGAAATGGGCTCCAACATCTTCTGGGCGGCCTCCCGCGACGGATATGCATCAAGAGAGAATGTCACATATGATTCTCCATCCATGTTTGTGAACATGATTCCATCAACCTTCCAGTATGCATCCGTGAAATCCGCGTACAGAACGTTGTCCTGTTCTGCAATTGCAAGCTTAAGTCCCATTGTTCTTCCTCCTATGCAAGATATGGATATGAAACCAACTCCGAATCGCAGGAGGCCAACACAGGGCCTCCCGTCCTCTTCGAGTAGTTGAATATGTTGTTGACCACGTTCGTGGTGTCATCGGTCGTCCCTGATGAGTGAATGTTCACGTTGGAACCGGTTCTGCCTATGCTGTAGACCTTCTTTCCCTGAGGATAGTTTATATAATTCCCGCTGGTATCCTTGGCCACGCCCCAGCCGCCGGCATAGACGTTGAGCTCCCAACGGCTGTTGTTCCTCGAAGGCCAGTACCTGATTCTCCACAAAGGATAGCCGCTGTGGAACTTGGCGTTGATGCCACTTTCCTCCCTGTTGTGTCCAGCCCTCCACCAAACGCCACTTGTGCTGCTGGAGGAATTGAGCTCCTTATGGGTTTCGTCAGACCAAGCGGAACCAGTCCAATAGGATACGTATATCTGAAGTATCCCACTGCCACCGAAGGCATAGTACCAGCATCTGGCCACTATGTACCATACAGGGGCGCAGATGTAGACGTATCGTTTCTGATCCTTGTTGCCATGCTGATCCGACCACGTCTGCGCCCAAGAGGTCGAGAAGCTCTCCTTTGCTATGAGGTTCCCTGCAGTGGCCATAGTCAGACCCCACAGGAAAACGTAAAACATGGATGGAGAAAACAAGGCCTGGGTCTGAACCCTATGCCGTCAGGCTTTTCCCCCCCCCCATGCATCTGAAGGACTCTGAACACGAGGGAATTGTTCGTCACGCCTGTCTGCGTGCCTTCAAGGCCGTCGCCTCCGTTGGATACATAGGAGGACATCGAGAACTGATAGCTCTCGAAAGTGGACGTTATGTCCGCAACCATGTTCTCTCCTTCGAAGACCTTGACGTTGACGTAGTCGCCCACGGAGAACGGAGTCACAACGAGTCCTCCAGTCATGAACAGCGACATGTATCCGTTGTTTATGGAGAATTCGTGGATTTCATGCTCCAAGATCAGGTTCGTGTCCTTATACACCTTTGCAATCATATATTCCTCCTTCTATTCGTTGCCCAGCCGCTGCTGGTTCGCAAGGGCAGCCGTTATCGGCTTCCCTGTATTCACCTTGTTGAGAGATGTCTTGAAGTCGTCCCAGCAGACTATCAACTTTCCCTTCCCGCACGTATTCTGCGCACAGTAGATGTTCCATGGGATTGCGTTCATTGCGAATGCGGTCTCCGAATAGATGCGGTACAGCCCAGGGCCTGTGGACTTTATGTTCAGGCTCGCATTGGTGTTCCATCCATAGTCCGCACTGAACACCGTCTCGTTCCATCCTCCGTTGACCCACTTCTTCACCCTGAACTTGCCGCCGCCGAACACCCCACACTTGAATGTGGAGACGAAGAGGCTCTGGCCGCTCGCCCTATGGCAGTAGACCTTTCCGTTGTTGCCTATCGAATCCTGTATCCAGTCCGCGCCCTTGGCCAACGTGCCGGAATACGTCACCTTGTCGTTCACGGCATTGACTTCGCTTGCATACATGACGTTTCCAACAGCTATGGCCATGGCACACCCCTAGTTGAACACCGCACCGTAGATGGATGTCGGGAGCTTCAAGGAGACGTTGCCGCTGCCGTCGACGCTCGTACCGGCACCTGTATTGGTTCCGTCCGTTATGGTCACCGTCCTTGCATTGGCCCACTTCGATGCAGTCCCTGCATTCCCGGAACATCCGCCTGTGACGTTTCCCACCAATGCACCATGGAAAGTCGTTCCATATACATCGTCGAACGGGTTGCCGGACGAGCCTATGTCCATCCCCGAACCCTGAGGCTGCACTCCAAGCACATACACACCTTTTGACGAACTGTTTGGCGTGACGGAGGCCGATGCCGAGCGGTAGAACCTCGACTTCGAAATCAGAACGGCACCGTCCACCACAACGCAGTTCGCCGAGTTCGAGAACACGACGTCGGAACCTGTCGTCACCAAGCGGCTCACAACACCAGAGGAACCTTCGTACACAGCATAGGCCACGGACAGAGCCGTGAACGAGGATGTCGAGACCTCCATGGAGAACGGAGACACCTTGACCTTGTAGAACTGCTTGTTGAGCCAGGAGCTGTCGCTGGAATCCTTCGTGAACCATGTTGTCCCATCCAGCTTCACCTCGAACGAATGGTCAACAGGATTCTCTCCAGCCCCTGGATTGATTTCGAACTCGACCACGTTCGAAGAGTCGAACGCATAGACCACCCCGTTCGAGAACTTGGATAGGTCGTAGGAGACTGAAGAGGAACCCGCCGTCTTCGCATCGCCCCAAGGACAGGTGGTCGATGACGTATCGGTTCCGTTCGCAGTATAGTACGTAGCTGTCGGTCGGCTCACGATCTGTCTTATGTAGACGGTTCTGTTCGAAACTGCAATGTCGATGTCCATCGATGCACCATCTACTGTCTGCCATGTAGAGCCGTCCCACGAATACTGCCATTTGGCGGTCTGTGTTCCGCCCTTTGCATTGTCCGAGGACGGACGGTACCCTGTATGGGACTCCTGACCTTCATGGTATGTATGGGTGTAGTAGCTCTGATAGTATGTCGAGGCCTCCTCGATGACTATGGTGTAATGGTACATACCATCATCACCCTTCACTATGTCAGTGGCCTTCGACCTCCTGCGCATTCCGCCTCCGGTCGTATAGTAGCTCCATGACGTGCTTGGTTTGGAACTGCTCGAACTCTCACCTGAGGAAAAGGAGCTGTAGTTCGATGCCCCGACGGAATCATAGGTGGTGTACGTATCTCCATCGGATGGATTGGACGGCTGGCTTTCGCTGGAGTAGCCGTCGTTCATGTTGGATACATACACGACTCCGGTCCTCGACGTGGGATTGTCCCAATAGGCGTAGTCCGTATAGTAGGTATACGACTCCCTTGTGTTGGTCCTGTAGTACCGCTGCGCCAATGTACCGGAGACCTTCAATACGCTTGCGATAGGAACGACGACGGAGAACGAACCAAGGACTATGTCCTGTCTGTCCACCACCGACGAAGGCCATGAAAGGCCCTGACCCGTCTTCAAGGCAATCTTCGTGGAGTTGTCGTCCACGGACATGGCCTTGTAGCATCTGGTCCCCTTGAAGAGGAACATGGACGTGGATCCTGAAAAATCCACAAGCTGGTTCTTCCTGGATCTGGATGAGAAAGCCGCCTTGACCAGCGAGACTGCGTCCGAAAGCAGATAGAACGGACTGTTTCTGTCCAGCATGTCGGTACTAGAGACCTTGGCTCCTGCGACGTCCTTGTTGACGGTCTTCAAGGCGACGGCCTGCACGTCGTTGGCCGTGACGCTGCCGGAGATCGTGCAGTCCACCATCCTGGCGCCCACGAACTCAGCCATGCCTGTCTTCCCTTCAAGGGAGAAACCAGCCCTTCCAGAGGAATAGTTCGAGCTTCTGATTCCTCCAGAAACCTCTATCTCGTCTGCGAAGAGCTCCTCCACGTCTATGTACTTCGCGACTATGTTCCTGAAGTAGCCGTATCTGGAATACACCTCCTGCGTCACGCGGTCCCTGTTGGAGAATGCGTCGTCAAGCGTCCCGAGGAGGACCGTGTGGTCATGGGACTCCACCCATTCGCCGTTGGAGTCCAGCTGCTTTGGCTTGTAGTCCGAGAGGTCGTAGAAGAAGTCGCCCCTTATGGCGTTGGTCGGAGCCGTCTCCGATGCAGGGAACTTCTGGTTGTATGTCGTCGCATCGATGGCCTTGACGGTCTTGGAGACGTCAAGGTTGGTGGAATACATGCGGAACACACCGTCGTTGGTGTCGGAATCCGGAATGGTCTTCACGTATACGCCCTGGCTGGAAGCAGTCAGAACGACTCCGTTATAAGACACCGTAGGCACGTCCTTGTAACCCTGGACCATAGGACGTAGGATCACGTCCACGGTGTGGTTGGGGCTGCGGAGATCGTATGTCCTCGACTCCAACGACAATGAGAAGTCCCATCGAAGGACCTTCTCAGGCTTGTACTGCTTCGTGACCTCCACATCGGAGGCGCTGCCCTCCGTATATGTAGTGGTGCGTCTGGTCCAAAGCCATGTCCCCTCGATCCATTGGACATCGGATTCACTCGAACTCCATGTCGCTGGAGCATTGGACGACGAATCGGACACCCCGTAGGAAATGGAGACCGACGCAATGCCGTTGCCGTCCTTGCCGGTGGCTCCGGTATCGCCTTTGTCACCTTTGTCCCCCTTCGTCCCAAGCTCGACCCATGGACCGAACGAACCGGACGAATACGTCCTTGAAAAGCTCTTGCTCGCATCGCCCGCCTTGCAGAACAGCCTCTGGATGAAATAGCCGTCGGAGCCAAGCCATTCGACCTCAAGGCGGCATTCGCCGGATATGAATCCATCGGGTCTGTTCTGCAGTGAGCTGCATATCGCGGTGCTGCTTGTAACGTAGACCGTATCCTTCGCCTTGCAGTCGTTGAGGTCATAGCCTGACGAAAGGGTCACGTATGTCCTTGCATCCGCACCCTTCTCGCCTGGAGGCCCCTGTATGCCGGGGTCCCCCTTCGAACCATCGAGTACGTGCGTGAGCGTATAGGATGCGGAGCACTTCGCCATGTCAGTTAACCTCGCAGAAATACGTGGCCTTCACGTCCACATCGTCATGGGAGACGCTTATGGCCTTCTTCTTGGTCGCAACTATGTCGCCGCTCTCTACACCTGTCGGATTGAAGGTGGTCACGGCGTTGCCGTCCTTGTCCGTCTTCGTCCATGTATACGTAAGGCTTGTGCCCGTTGAATCGACCTCTGTACCGTTCTGGTAGACCCTGCAGATGAGTATCGTAGTACCTGTACCGTTCTTGAAGAAGGAACCTGCAGACGAGACTATGACCGCCTGGTATGGGTCGGACACATCCAGCATGGATACACCCTCGGTTACGAAGGACTGGTTGTATGTGTCGCTTGTCGCATCGGTGTCCTTTATGGTGCAGCGGAACATGGCGAACGAATCGACCATGTCAGGTGTTACGGAAAGCGTGGATGACGTTCCACCGGAGACCGCAGTCCATGTGGTTCCGTTGGTGGACTTCTCCCACTTGTATTCGAGGTCCGTGGTGTCGGACGTGGTTCCTCGTATCAGCTCGGCCTTCAGGGAAAGGCTTGAGGGCTGGTCGTTCTTGAACTGGCTGCCGTTGACCGCATACGCCCTCGCGACCACGAACGATGTTCCGTTGGAGACTCGTGAGAACGTTATCACGATCTCAACCGGGAACGTGAGCTTGAGCACTGGGTCGAGGTAGCTTCCGGAGAACTTGTAGTCTATCTGGTATACGTCTCCGGTGAGCTTGTCGCTCGTGACGGATAGGACTCCAGTGGTCGAGTTGATCGACTCACCGTTGGAACCGGAGACCACCTCAGTCCAGTCCGATGCACCTGCAATCCTTCTGTACCATTTCTTGGATGTCATGGACTCCACGAGGCTCGTGGAGCTTCCAGCCTTCAGAACCCTTGGCGTGAGCTGAAGCGATGTGTCGCCCGCCCATGAAGGGTTCAGCTTCTGGTTGCTCGTGTCGTAGAGCGATGTGAGGGGAAGGTTGCTGTCTATCCCCGTAATCAAGGATATACCATCGGTATAGTCCATCAACGTGAAGCTTGCGCTTGTCTTCGCCATTTCAAAAATCTCCTTTGTTTCTCTATATCTCAGGCAGATCGACCTCGCAGCCGAACACCGTCCTTCCATTGCAGTCCGCGGACGTTATGTCCACGCTCCTATGCCCCACGGCCTTGCTCGATGTGCTCCATTTCTCGTCCCCAAGTTCATCCTTGGTCCTGCGCTTCCAGTTGAACTTCGACTCAGGGATGTCCTCCGTCACCTCGGCGGTGTTCAGATAGACCCTGCATGTGAGGGTCGTACTGATGTCACCTGGTCTGAACACGTCACCGTTGGACGACTCTATGACAACGGTGAACGAAAGACCATCCTCACCGTCCTTGCCCTGCGTCCCATGTATCTCGTAGCGGGGCACGCTCCAACCAAAGGATGCACCTATGGAGCCGCCGTCGTCCGGATACCTGGACAGTCCGCTGTCGAATGAGGGGACCGAAGGCTCAGGGCTGTAGGCGTCCTCCACGTAGTCCACCGCCTTGAACGAGCACGAACGGTTCTGGTCAGGGGTCATCTCCGTTATCAGGACCCTGTGGGCCTCCTTGCGGTATTCGCCGAATGATACGAGATCGCCCACGGACAGCCCCATGCCGGAAGGAGGATCCCCCTTGAAACGAAGCGCGAAGACCTCCCCCTCCTCGGTTTCGACCGGTATGCTAGTGAAGACCCCGGAGGAAGTCCTGACGGTCACCCCATAGGAACCTTCAGACAGCATCCTCACCTTGGAGTCGAGCACGACCCCCGTTGTGGACGTCCCTTCCCTGACGACCTCCTTTATGCGTCCCTCCCCCAGTCCGAGCAGGAAGTTGTCGTTCTCTATGAGCACGACGTCGCCGGGAAGGCACACTATGCCCTCTATGTCGCTCTTCCAGGAGTATGTTCTGGTCTGCGAGTGCAGCAGCTTGAGCTTCTGTGCGCCGAGCCGTGCGGCATGGTTCGCTGAGGTCACTCCGAACGAATCGATACGGAGGGAGTCCGAATCCGACTGGGAGACCGTATCGAAGGAGATGGCTCCATAGTCGTCTACTGTGACCCGCCTCTCGACCTCCACGTAGCCCTTGGATTCGTCAAGGAACCCAACCACAAGGCTTGAGGGCCTGGATTCGAAGGACCTCGTCATCCCGAAGCCCCAGGCGTTCCTTGGAGTGAAGAGCTGCACGACCCCGGATTGGGCCTTCTCTATGCGTATGCCTATGCTGTCGCATCCCACGACGAGCTCCGCCAGATTCGACGAGGCTATGTACCCGCACAGCTGCATGACGGTGAACTCGCCGGTGATCCATGCATCGCAGTGGAATCCGTTCCCCTCGCAGAACGAATGGAACTCCTCGAAGGACGCCCAGTCTATGAGGCCGTCCTCCACGGGTTCGGGGTTGGCGTCGGACGATGTAAGAAGATACAGGATGGCGGATGCAGGGTTCCTCGTTGCGTCCCTGTACCAATGCGAGGCTCCAGTCCCCACACCGTCCCATGTCCTCTCCTTGAGGGTGCACACCGCATTGAGTCCGTCCACCACCCCGTTGAGCTGGTCCGTGGCCTTGGTCTTCAGCGCCACGAGCCTGAGACCGTCTGCGTACACGGGTGATGTGAAGCCCGAAGCACCCACGAAGCTTCTGATCACATCCAGATAGACCTTGTCGCAGACCTGAAGTGAATCGCTTTCACCGGTCGTCCTCGAGACGCGCACCTCGTACACGCCGTCGGACGAACCGCCGGGCGATATGGAGTACGTCCTGCGGACATGGTCCAGGTCGCCCGTAATGGATTCGTCCACAGCGACCGCCCATTGCCCATCAGGTATGCGCCACTCTATCTTCAACCCCACGGAAACGGCCTTCCTTGCCTCGCCCTCGTACCTGTACAGCCCGTTTGGGGCCATGATGCCGACCTGGATGGCATGGCAGCCCGATGCCGTGGCCCTCACCACAGGCATCGCGGCGCCGTCGTTCTTCAACTGTATGGAATATACGTTCTCGACGACCCTCGAAGGATATATGTCCCCAGTTCCGTCGCAGCATGTGCAGCCGTCGTATCCGGAGACCAGAGACTCCCCTATCTTGAGGGTGGAGAAGTCGACGGATACGTCGGAGTATCCGAAGCAGAACAGCTGATGCAGGTATTGGTCGTCGTCCTTGTACGACGAGAAAGGAAGTGCGGCGGCATCGGGGTAGACCCTGTGCCGTCCAAGCAGCAATGGAAGCCTTCCGCCCTTGCGGGCAGCGTTGGATGAACCTCTGAGGGAGGACGAGGCCTGAAGGGCCTTCATGTCCGGGAACCTTGTGGAGTCCAGATTCGAAAGCGCCACGACCCCAACCACAACAGCAGAGACCGCTACGACGAGTCCTATGACGGCCATTGCGGTGGTGAACGTGCCTGGGACGAGCCTTATGGTCAGAAGTCCGTCGTCGGGAACGGCGGACGGCCCAAGCTCGACTCCGTTCTGAAAGACCTTGGCTTCGTCGTCGAGCTTCAGATACGTGCGGATCTCCGCCACGGTCATGCGTCCTTCCAGCACGACCTGTGCGGCATGGTCCTCGAATACGTTCTCTATGATCCTCGCCCTGTACATCCGTAGTAGCCCTTCACCTCGCAGCGTAGTCTGGAGAAGGGCACGAGCGAAGCTCCGCACTGGGTCATATGGAGGATGCAGCCGTCGATGAACACACCTACATGCGCATGTCCCCTGCGCTGCTCCATGAGTACAAGACACCAGTTCCGTGGAGCGGAGAGCCGTTCATAGCGGCACTCGATTCCGGTTACGTCCGTTTCGTCAACACCATCGTAGGATGGAAGCTCAACGCCCTTCTCCCTTCCGATGATAAGACGCACGAAGCCCCAGCAGTCACAGCCTTCCTCCGTGCGTCCGCCTCTGAGATAGGGGATGCGCAGGTATTCCTCGATCATCCGAATAGTCCGGGGAACGAGGTCGCATCGTACACGAGGCGCGATGCGTTGCAGTCCAGCGATGCGAGCCTCTGGAGCGACAGCGTGGCCCTGCCGTCAGCGCTGCTCTTGGAGAAGGACACGACCTTGTACCGGTACGGACCATCGACCATGGAATCCGGGTCGTCGACATCCACGAGCCCGATGGATGCGGTCGCGGCCTCGTCCCCTATCGTCTGGAACCTCTCGGCAAGGAATCTATCCACGTCGTCGATGACGACGGTGGCACCTTCGTCCTGCGCACCGGGCGCCGGAGGCGTGAAGTCGAAGCCTCGTGCGTACCATTGCGACACGTCCTGGTCGTTGTCTATGAACCGCAGAGGGGTCTCCAGATCCGAATGCTCAATCGTCAAAACGTTGCAGAACACCCTGGAGCACTCGGATGCATAGAGCGCGGCCTTCGTTTCGTTTGTCAGTATCATGGCAGCAGCTCCAGTTCCACGGACAGCCTGTAGGTGTCCTCGCTCTCCCTGACGAAGGTGTACGCACCCTTGAACCTCGCGGCCCTGTACTTCTGGCTGTACGCGAAGTCCGGGTACTCGAAGGCGTCCACTCCGTCGGATATGGAGTCCTCCCAGAAGGAGACGAATGTGGCAAGCTGCACGGCATCCATGCGGCATGTGCCGGACAGTACGTCCGTCTTGGCAGTGGTGAGCCTGCGTCTCTTGCTGGGCCCTCGTTCGGGGGCCGATTCCAGGACCTTCACCTTTGGGGTGGCGCTCCACCCCATCTCGAACAGCGGCAGCGAAGCCGGATATCTAAGCATTCCTTCCTACCCTCCTGATTCCATATCGCCTTCCAAGGGCGGAGTCGAACCTTCCGGAGCCTATCTGGGACTCGACCACCTGTCCTATGGTTATCCTCACCTCACGCTGCTCGTCCGTGCCCACCTCCTGTGCGGACACCTCGGCGGAGGTGTTGTTTATTATCGTCTCCTGCACGTGGGCGCATCCGGAGTCGCCGAACACGGCGTCTCCGCGTCTGACGCTCTCTGCCATGGGTGCAGGGAGGATCGTCTCGCCCTGGTGGACCACCGCCAGCATGTCCTCAGGTACGTAGTTCGCACCCACATCGAAGCTGGGCAGCGCCTCAGCCTTGATGGCCGCTATCTGCATGGCTCCCGTGGTCGCCGCCATCGAGGACAGCCCGATGCCTGCAAGACCGCCTGGATCCGCAAGGTACTTCACCACCGCCGAGAGCATGTCCAGCGTCGTGGTGAATATCCTGAGGTTTCGCTCACGCTCCGCCTGCTCCCTCTGGAGCTTGGCCTTGCGCCGCTCGGCCTCCTCCTCTATCTGCAGTCTCTGCAGAGAGTCCTGCTTCTCCTTTGCAAGCTTCATGTCGCCTGACTCCACGGCAGCGTCGTACTCGTCCTGAAGCCTCTCGGCCTCGCTCTTCTCGGCGATTCCAAGGGCTTCGAGCTTCGCCTGGGTCTGACGGTCGATCTCGGCCACGGCATTGTCCGTAATGGCACCGTAAAGTTCCACATATGCGGACCCGAACCCGGAGACGAGCCCCTTGAGGTCCGAAACGAAGCCGTTCCAGGTCTCCCTCTGCGTCTTCAGCGACTCCTCCACGGCTGCGGCCTCTGCGTCGGCCTCCTGCTGCATGAGGTCCTTCCTTTCGTTTGAGTAGTATTCAAGGAGGTTCGTCCTGTCCTGCTCCGTGGCTTCGCGGGAGTCTATGAGGATCTGCATTGAATCAAGCTCACGCTGCATCTCGTCGTCCAGAAGCTGGATCCTCATGGCATAGGCCCCCTTCAGGTCTCCGGAGGCCTCGAGTTCGGACGCAGCGTTGCGCTGTGCAGCTATGGACTGTTCCAAAAGCCTGTCCGTCCAGACCTTGGCGTTGAACTCCCTTGCCTTGGCAAGCTCCTCGTCCGCCTTCGCCTGCTCCTCCGCAGCGGCCTTGGCCCTCTTGGTCTCCTCCTCCAGCGCCTTGGTCCTGGCGTCCGCGACCGCGGATGCCTCCTTCTCCTCAAGGGTCTTCCTCTCGTTGGAGTAGTATTCGTCGAGCCTTAGGATGTCCTCCTCGTTGGCTTCGCGGGCGGATACCTTCTCCTTGAGCGCTTCGAGCTCCCTAGCCCTCTCCTCGTCGAGAAGTGCGTATCTGATGGAGTAAGCCGCCTCTATGTCGCCTGAGGCCTCAAGCTGCGCCGCTGCGTTCTCCCTAAGGGATTCGCTCTGGCTGCGGAGCCTTTCGACCCAGGTCTGGGAATTTGATTCGCGGGTCCTCTCCAAGGCCTCCTCCGCCTCGCGCTGGGCGTCGAGCTCATCATTTGCGGACCGGGACTCCTTCCTGCGCTCCTCGAAAATCTGTGCGAAGTAGTACTGCTGGAGCGCAGCGTACTCGGCTGCGAAGTCCTCGCTTTCCTTCAGTGCCGCTTCCAGACGTTCCTTGGAGAGGGTCTCCTCTTCCTTTATGACACCCGAAGAGACGGCAAGGGCGTGCAGCTGCTGCTCCTCTTCCTTCTTCATCAGAGAGATCCTCAGCTCCGCGGCCTTCCTGTAGTCCCCGGACTCCTGTGCAAGGTCCGCAAGCTGCTGCTCCCTGAGGTCGCGCCACTGCCGGTCTGCGGATATGGCGGACTGTAAGGCTTCGCTGTGGCCGTCCACCGCGGAGGACTCCTCCTGAAGGGCGTCGGCGCCCTCCTTTATCCTTGCCACGAGCTCTGGATAGAGCCTTTCGTAGGCATCAAGGTCCAACGTACCGTTGCGGTACGCTATGGAGAGCTGGAGCAGAGACTCCTCCAGATTCAGGCTTTCCGTGGATGCGGTCCTTGTGCTGTCGCCCACCTTCTTGAACAGGAACTCATACGAATCCCCAAGCTCCGTCAGCTGGTCCTGAAGGTCCTGGCCTCCAAGCGCCAATGCCTCCACTGCGCTCGGAAGCAGACCGGCAAGCTGCGACCATGCAGCGGACTCCTCGTCCGAAAGCCTCCGTCCGGCCTTCGCCAGGGCTTCCAGTTCGTCGTATCTGGCCCTTGCGGCTTCGAGGCTGCCGGAATTCAGGCCTTCGATCACAAGGAGGGTGGCCTCGAGCCTTCCCTGGGCCTTGGCCTCCTCGCTGGAGTACTTGGCAACCTTCTTCGATGCATAGTCGTATGACGAGGCGACCGAGAGCATCTTCTGGTCCATCTCCAGCTTCAGACGCTTCATCTGGATCTCGTACAGGGCGCGTTCCGATTTGGAGAGCGTGTCCGTATCTTCTGAGAGCCTTGATGCTATGGTTCTGTATTCGTCCGATGTCTCCACAAGCGCCGAGGCTGCATCGGACAGCCTCTCCACTGCATCGGAGTTGCCGGACACGGCTATCAGAAGTCCTCCAAGGACCCCCACCACGGCCCCTACGGGCCCGCCTATGCCGGCGACCGCCGCACCGCATGCAATGAGGGACGTAGCCAGCCTCTGGGCCGTGTCGTCCCATGAGTTGAACCATTTCACCGCATCGGATGCGATCCCGACTATGGATGTGGCTGCGGGCATGAGAGAGTCGCCAAGCTCCGCCTTCAGGTCGTCAAGCCTCTGGCTCAGACCCTGCGTGCTGTTGGCGAAGCTGTCGCTGGTGAGCGCAGCATCGCCCAACGTATAGTCGTAGTCAGTCCAGACCTGGACGTTCTGGTGTATGGCGTTCTTCGACTGCGCCATTATCCCGGAAAGGACGGCCTCCTGCCTCTGCAGGTTGTCCATCTCCTCCCATGTCCTTCCTATGGACTTCGCATATTCGCTTTGGTTGATTATGTTCGCATTGAGGCCTACGCCCAGCCTCTTGAGGGCGTCGAACTGCCCTGTAAGGCCCGAGTTGACGGCCGCCATTGCGTCCTCGACGGGGACGTTGGAGAAGGATGCAAGGTCGTTGGTCACGCCCACAACGGCCTGCGAGTAGCGCATGGCCGCCTCCACGGTGTCCCCGTATCCGGTGCGCAGGTCCTGCTGCGTGGCCAGGAACTCCTTGGTGGCGGTCACACCCCTGTTGGTGTCGTCCGCATACCTTCTGGCCCACTCGTCCGCACGGGATTCCATCCCGTCGAACACGGTGTCGAACTTGCTTCCAAGCTCCTCCACGCGGCTTGAAGCCTCAAGGAGGCTCTTGACGAACACTCCGGAGAAGACAACCGCCCCCACCTGTCTGGCCCTCTGGCCCAGCTTGGCCAGGTTCTCGCCCGTCCTGGATATCTTCCTGCTGGAGCCGTCCAGGCTCCTCTCAAGGGCAGTGGAGTCGCCAGTTATCCTGTATACAAGGGTCCCTATCACCGATTCAGCCATTGCAGCCTCCTATCACGCCGTCCCTGCGCAGCCTCTCGACGCCGGACCCGTCATGCCCCGTCCAACACGCACCGTACTCCTCGGGTCTGAGGAACGGCACGAGCTTTGAGACGTCGAACATGTCCATCTCGCAGTAGAAGTGCTGCGGCGTTATGTAGTTCCAGTGCCGGCCGAGGACGGCGCAGAGCCGGTCGTAGTCGAGGGTCCTTCCCCTGCGTTCTTTTTTTTTGAGCCTTTGGCGTCCTTGGACAGGCACGCCTCGATGAACGACCTCATGTCGTACTCGTCCGTGTAGCCCTCCCACCATGACCTGTCGTATCCGTATCCGTTGCGTGTGAGCAGCAGCTCCATGCAGCGGTCCATGGCCGACAGCCTGCGCTCCTTGAAGGCATCGGCCTTGGAGAGGGCCTCCTTCAGCTCGTCCTCGGTCGCCGCCTTGGGGTCCAGGGAGCCGACCTCCCTGAGCATCGCACCCATCTCCGTCAGCATGTTCGAATAGAGGACCCGCACCCCCGTGACAACACGGGAGATGCGGAACTCCTTGTCCGAGACCCTTATGACGGCCGTGGCGCATCCCTTCCTTTCGTTCAGGTCGTAGATCGCCTCCATGCTCATGCCACTCCGATCTCGTCGATGATCTCAAGCAGCTGGTCGCCGCTGGCCCTCGAGGTGTCCAAGCTGCCCTCCAGCTCTATTGGGATCCTCACGGGGTTCTCCTCGTCGGCTCCTGGGAAGCTGAGGGTTATGCCGTTGCTCATGGCGGCGCTGTAGAGCGTCACCTGGAAGAGCTTTCCGTCCACCCTCTTGGAGAAGCGGACCATCCTCTTCTTTATGTCCACAGTGGCGGCGCCCATCGTCACCTTGTAGTGCGCAGCCGGCGTGTAGCCGTATGTGACCGTCACGGCCTTGGTCGCGTCCGCTGCGCCTGCGGAGGTGAGTATGACCCCGCATCTTCCGCTCTGGTCCTTTGCAAGCGTCCAGTCCGCCGCAGCCAATGCGGTCGAGCCCTGCTTCACGCTCGCCACCGTGACCGCGCTTCCGTCGGCGTTCTGTCCCGGAAGGATGTAGAGCCTTCCCTTCTCGAAGCCTGCCTGAATGGAATGGGTCCTGCCGGTGACGGCCGTCCCTGGAACCGCCGTGACGTTCATGACGTCGCCCGCCAGCTTGTTTATGACGTTCAGCCTTATCTGGTAGAGCTCCGTCTTGGCCGACGCCTTCATGTTCCTTATGGACGTGAGCACCTGCTCCTTCTTCGAACCCTGCACGACGGATCTGTCGTAGGTTATCTCTATGCTCGAATCGGTGTCCATTGGAATGACCCCTACGTTCTCGAGGGAGTCCACGGAGTCCCCCACCTCCACATCGCATCCCGCCGGGATGTGTATTGCGCTGTACTGACTGCTCATCGTATCCTCCTGCAGTAGAATCTTATGTCGATCGGAACCTTCCAGGTCCCGTCCTCGCACCCTATCATGGCCCTGCGTTCGGCCTTCACGCCTTCGAACAGGGTCCCTCCCGTCCTTCCGCTGTGGAACTGGACGGCTTCGACCGCCCTCTCGGCAAGCTCCACCGCCTCGAACTGCGTCGCCGCATACACGTCCAGCTGCACCCACGGCCTCTGCACGTCCACCTCGACCGCACCGGATGCGGTGATGGTCGAAAGCACTGCGAACGGCTCCGCCGCATCCTGCGGAGCCTGCTGGAAGAAGACGCCGCATACGCCGTCGAGCTTCGACTGCACGAGCGAAAGGAAGTCCTTCTCAAAAAGCATCCCCATCCTCCATTCTCGCGACCTCCACAGGCTGTCCAAGCCTGCGTTCGAATATCCTCTGTATCACGGGCTCTGCGGCGACAGCGCCCGGCCTCATGTAGGGCTGGGCCTTCTGGTATCTGGTTCCATACTCCACGTGCGGGGCGTATGAGACGTTCGTGCCTACGAAGGCCTCGCCTGGTCTGGAAGGGGCGCCCTCAAGGCCTCCGTCCTTTCTGGAGCCCGACACGGAGCCGTCGCTGAGCTTCACCCTGCGGCCTATGCTCATCCTAAGGTGTCCGGTCCTCACAGGGCATCTGACCACGCATTCGCCCTCCAGGGCTACGGCTCCCTCCATAAGCGCCATGTCGCGCAGCCTCCCTATCTCGGAGACAGCCTCCTTGGAGCCGTCCATGAACCTGACATCGACCTTCACATGCACTCCTTGAGGTCCACCTCAAGGTGGTGGCCAACTCCCCCTCCTGCATCGCGCACCGGAGGAAGTACGTCGTAGACGGTCCCTGAGACCTCTATCCTGTCCCTGAATCCAACAACGGTCCCAGCAGGGAGGTACATCCTGTGCGTGGCCTCGCCCCGAACCCTTCCGTCAACGTATTCTCGCCCGGAGACGGCCCTGATCCTGCATGGGAACGGACCGGTCTCCGTGTAGTGGTCCGCAGAGCCCCACAGGCCGTCCGCGCCCCTGAACCTGAGGACGGTTGCATATGCGTTGAAAAGGCGGTCCATCCTCATTTCATCCTCGCGTATCTCTTTATCCGCTGCACCGTGGAGCGGGGGTATCCGCACAGCAGATCCCCCGTCATGGCCACAGACCAGTCGCCTATCGTCTCGGAGGAGACGCCTACGCCTCCGTCCAGAGTGGAGAGCCTGTAGCCTATCATCTCCGCAGCCGTCAGGGCCGCACCGGATGGGTATACGACCTCTCCGTCGGGACCTATGTCGAACGCCCTCCCCCTTATGGCAAGGTAGTCGTCCTCCACCAGCGGGATGAGCGCCGCAATCCTCTCGTCCTGCGAATCGTCCCTGAGACCTGCGATGGATTTGTACTGCTGCACTGTGGTTATCATGCCCCAAGTGTAGCCAGTGCGCCGCACGGGGAATCACAGGCCCCATACAAAAGGAAAGGCCGCCGCAGGGGCGTTCGCCCTTGCAGCGGTCCTTTCATCCTGTGCGGCGAAGCCCCTTCATGGGGCCGCCTTCGTCATGCACCCGTCAGCGCGGGATGTATCCAAGGTACACATCGACCGTTCCTGCAGCCGATGCGTCGTCCGTGGACACCGTGGCCTTCACCATGCCTTCGAAGCTTGGCGGCAGCACGTAGTCCATCACCATGCCGTCCGGCGTTCCGGATGCATCCTGCGTGTGCAGCGTCCTCCAGGTCGTGCCGTCCTTGGACGACTTGACGGCAAAGGAGACCTTCTTGCCCTCAGCGAGCGTCACTCCGGACACCTCTGCGTACACCGCTATGGAGCTGTTCTGCGCACCCTCGCCCACGTCCCTGGACTCAGAGTCCACGCTGGTGTTCTTCGGAAGGGCCGCACCCTTGATGAGCCATGAATCGGCCGCTGGTATGTGTTTGGAGAAATCCATTTCCACCTCCCGTCAGAGCGACACGGCCTTTTCCGTGCCCTTGTCGAAGTTGAAGGACTGCACGAGCTTCACGCCGCCCCAGTCCGCTATCTCGCGGTTGTAGCTCCTGTCCGCGACCGTCATCCTTATGGCCGTCCCCTTTATGTCGCTGAGCATCCTCAGTGCCTTTGGGTGTCCGTAGATGTAGGTCGTGCCGTTGGTGCCGGCGTAGCACTCGTCCAGCATGTCGTCTATCATCGCAGCCGTAGGCGCATGCGATGCGTTGATGTTGACGATGCCCGCCACGTTCCTGCGGCTTGCCGTGAGGAACCCTATGTAGCTCTTGAAGTCCGCACCGTATACGGTCTTGCCTTCGGAGCTCTTGTACGGGTCGCCGCCGGCGAGGTAGATGGTCTCAAGCATGGCGCCCTGTCCGAACCCGTTCGGGTCGTAGAGGCCGCACAGCGCATCCTCCTCCCACCTTACGGCGAGAAGCGTGTAGTGGTCGCTTCCGCTTGCGTTCGCATAGGCCGACGTGAGCTTGCCGTTCTTCTTGGCGAAGGCGCGCAGCACGTCGTAGATGAGGCTCCTCTCCGCATCCATGGAGGTCTGGCGGATTATGCCTGGGGTCTTCATTGCAAGGTAGCTTGGGAAGTCCCCCGCCGTCTCCTTGACCGTGTCTATGCCAGCCTCTATGTTGAAGCCCAGTATCCCGAGCTCGTTCCACTTGAGCCTCGTCGTGAAGTCGGCCTTGGGCAGCGCTTCGTCTGCGCCCACAAGGCCGCCGCCGGTCACCTTGTCCACTTCCGAGTACACGTGCTGGAGCCCGTGCGTGGATGGATGGAAGTCCATCGTGTCGAATATAGGGGCGTTCGCCGTCAGGTCGTCCACCTGCTTGGGCTGCTTGTTGGCCTTCGCTGCGGCCAGTTCCCTCAATAGCATCCTTTCACCTCCCGGGCATCAGCCCTTCTGCTTCTGTTTTCTGAGAAGGTCCATGTAGAACTCAGACGAGTCCATGGCCTCCTCCATCTCCACGCTTGCGCCGGGGGCGCCCGTCCTGGAGACCTGCTTCTTGACGTCGTTCTCGACACGCTCCGCATTCTCCCTGAGCATTTGGGAGAGCAGCGTGGCCGAGCCCTCTATCTCCTCTGCGGTCTCGCCCTGGATGAGCCCGGCGTACTTGGAGTCTATTCCAAGCGCCTTGGCCTGTAGTTCCTTGATTTTGGAGACGGTCCTGGCCTTTTCGTCCCTGTCCGCCGCCGCCCTGCGCTCGTCTTCCGAGAGCTTGGCGTCCTCGCTGTCCTTCAGGCGCTTCTCCGCATCCTCCGTCTTCTGCCTCTGCTCGTCGAGCTGTTTCCTGAGGCCCTCTATCTCGGCGTCCCTGGGGTCCTTTTCCTCGGTGGCTCCACCACCGGCTCCCCCGTCGTCGAGGTCCATGAAGAACCATGTGGATCTCTTCATCGCATCCTCCTGTATCGAAGTATTCTTCCTGAAGCCTAGCACCCGGACGTTGGACGGATTCAGAAGGGGCTTCCTCCGTTGAACGAACGTTGAACGGACATGCAACGCATCTTCATGGTGCGCCTGTGGACCCATTTGCCCTGAGAGGTGTTGAAAAACGTTGAACAACGGGGTCTTCCCCAAAAGACGGGAATGTCGTAGTCCTAGACGAAGAAAGCCCTCTGAGGGGCTTTCTGTGAATCGTTGCGTTTTTTTGATGCTGTATGTGGAGCTAGAGGTCTTCGTTGTCCAGTATGGAGTAGCACATGACCCCTATCTCGTTGGCCTTGTAGTCCTCCTGTCCGTCGATCTCTATGACTTCCAGACCGTTCACCATAAGCTCGTCCTCCACCTTGTCTATGGCGCGGTACCAATCGTCATCAGAGAAACGTTCCATATGCTCGAAGTCGAGGTCCGGGCACAGCGAGTGGAGGAAGTCCTTCTGCTCATTGGTGAACACAGGTATCTTGTAGTCAGTTTTTTCCATTTCTCAAGTCCTTTCTGTTCGTAGGATGCGCCGTTACGATATTGCCGTTCGTAGGGTTCACGGTCACCGTGACGGTCCTACCCACGTAGTTCTTCGACGGCTCCTTGTACGACTCCTTCTTTCTGTCAATATACAGAGGATTCCTCAAGGCTTCAACTATCTGGTCTCTGGTGATGTTGCGTTGCATCATCCTCTCGGACAGATGCTTCGTCATGTTCCCAACGACCTGTCCGTCCGCTGCGGTCATGTCTATCCTGTAGTAGTCCCTGATGACCTGCTCCTTCCACTGTGCATACGTCTGGTACGGCTTCACACCGTCACCCCTCACGTAGCGCTCCTTTGGAGGGAACCCCTTCACCTGGTCGCGCGTGCGGCAGCGGCAGTTTATGTCGAACGCAGCCACACCCGAGTGCAGCGGTGCGCTCACCCATCCTATCTCAGGCACGAACCAACCCTTGTCCGGGTCGTCCTTGGCCCTTCCGTCCAGCGCTGCGTGCGCAGGCCTCGTCCTTCCGTCCAGAGTGGCGTCCCATATCGTCTCTATGTCGCAGCCCATCTCGCGGGCCTTGGCGGTGGCGGCCTCGTGCCCCTCCACCTGTATCCTCTGACCCTCCGTCCTAGCCACCATGAGCGACCTGTACGCAGCGCCCCTTCCGTTGTACGACGAAGTCCTTCCGGATACGGACACTCCAAGGACCGTAGAGATCCTGTTGGCAAGGACCTCGTAGCTGTCGCCCCTTATCAGGGACAGCCCAAGCTCCTGCCGCACCTTGTCCACAGTGCCCTCTCGGCTGAGCCTGAGGGCCTTGGAGGATGCAAGCTTGGAGAAAGGAGACTCCATTGCAGCCTCCACAGCCTCCTGCGGCACGAGGCCCCACGAGAGGGACATGCCTCCCGCCTGGTCTATTGCGTAGGCGTGCCTGTAGAACGCCTCCTGGTACTGCTGTGCGGTCAGCCTTTTCGTGAACGAGTCCACCTGCTTCATCCGTTTCTGCAGAATCCCCTCCACCTGGTCCTGCACCGCAAGCAGCCTGTTGTACCGGCTCATATCGGCATTGGAGAGCCTTCCGTCCACGGCATACCTGTCGTAGAGCTCCTTCAGAACCCTCCGTATGTCGTACAGGGCCGTGCCGTAGAGCCTTATTATGCCGCGCTCCTCGCCTTCCAGCATCCTTGCAAGCTCGACCTGAGCCTTCCGGTAGAGGACGTCGTACAGACTATCCGCCATAGCCCTCCTCCACCGCAGAGGTCTGCGTCAGCTCCGCCTCGATGGAGGACTTCTCATCGTCCAGCCTTGCAAGCTCTTCCGGCACGCTGTCCACAAGACCCGCCTTCTGCAGCTGCTCAAGCTGGCTCTTGCGGCTTATGATGCCGGTGGTCTTCACCACGTTGTCCACTATCACGGTCCCCTCGGACGGCAGATTGCGCTGCCATTTGATGGAGACCCCGTCCATGTCCGCATGGCTGCGTCCAAGCCAGGTGAGGAAGTTGTTCAGAAGCCTCAGCCTTCTGACAAGCCCGTCGTTGAAGCCGCTCTGCTTGTCCCCCGCCACCATTATCTCGAACGTGGCGTACAGGTACTTGAGGGCCTCGCCCGACTGCTGGGCCATCGCGTCCCTGTCGTCCAGATTGGGTATGCCGGACATGGAGAAGATGAGCCCCTCCACCACCTTGCGGAGTATCTCGCGCCCCTGGTACCTGTCAGGCTTCACGAGGTACTCCGCGTCCCCGTCGTCGTCCACGGACAGAACCCTCATCCTTATGAGGTTGTCCACCACCTCGTCGGACAGCTCCATGTTCCTGAGCTTGAGGATGGCGTCCGAGAACTTGCCGTCCTCGTCCAAGCCGTTGGACAGGATCTCGTCGTGCGCGTCTATGAGGGCCATGATGCTCTCTATGTCACCCATGCCCTCCTCGTTGTTGCGGAACTCTATGATTGGGACCTCTCCGAACCTGTGCTGCACGACCTCCGTGAGGACAAGTCCATCGCCGCCCTTCGAAAAGCGCTCTATCCTGTCGCGGTAGTAGACCTCCACCCTGCACTCGCGCCCTATGTGCCAGAAGTTGACCGCAGCCCACATCTCAGGCCTGATGCCGTAGGAGTATATGGGGACCACCTGGTAGGCGGGGATCCTGTAGAACTGGGGCATGGCCTCGTCGTTGTCGACGAACAGAGCCTCGAAGGCCGAGCCGTACATGGCCTGGTCCTTGGCCAGCCTGCGGTTCTCCATCGGCTCTCCGTTGGAGTTCATCACCTTCTCCATCACGAGCTGGAAGCCGTCCCAGTCGTCCGGCCACGAGTATGTGATCAGCCCCTCCTTGAACATGAAGCCCAGCACGCTCTTTATGAGCTTGCGTCCGTAGGGCACGGGTATCCTGTGGCCGCCACCGCCCATGGCTAAGGTGCGGTTGCGCCCTTGGTAGTAGTCGTCCGCAACGGACACGTCCGAGTTGATTCCGGTCTTCCACGCCATCGCGGCCAGTATCTGCTTCGCCGTGAGCCTGTCGGCCTCGGGCAGCTGGTATATGGGTATCATATGTTCGCCATCCTCCTCCAATCCTTGGGTGCAGCGTCCCCGTCCAACGGGAAGGGGCCCGCCCCTCCCCTCTTCTTGGTCGCAAGCACCGCCATGCAGAAGCTGTCCACCTGGTCGTCGAACCCTCCAGCAGGGAACGCAAGCAGCTGGTCCACAAGGCTCTCCGTCCCCGGTCCGAACCTTATTATCCCGTTCTCTATCCATGGGGATACGGCCATGAGCCGCACGGCCTTCGAGGCCTTGCCGGGACTGTAGCCCTTCAACGGGACCATCAGGCCCTCCTTGGCTGCGTCCCTGGCCACCTGCTCCTTGTACACGGCCTGGAACTGGACCGTCTCCATGAGGATGCGCCTATGGCGGAACATCCTGTACTCCCTGATTATGCGGGCCGTGAACGAGCTAGGGCTTTCCGTTCTCCCTTCGCTTCGCACCACATACAACGTTCCGTCCCTGTCCTTTCCTATGCTGGTCATCGCGCTCTGGTCGTGGACTCCGGTGGCCGGGTCTATGCCTGCATAGAACCTGAGCGAGCCGGGTATCTCCTCGGCCTTCACCTTCCGGATCCAGTCCGATTTCACAAGCCTGTCCTCATCTCCCAGGGGCTGCGACAGGTACTCTATGGCATAGGCTATCGAGCCTATGTCCCGCTGCTTCTTCTTCAGCGCCTCCCAGCTGTAGCGCTCGGGCCAGAGAGGCCTGTCGTGCTCCTCGCCCTCCCTCGCCGGACACTCGGCGGAGAACCTGAGTCCCACCCAGTTCTCCTTCTTTCCATCACGTATGTCGGCCAGGAGCCTTGAAGGAAGGTCGTCCTCGTTGGTGATCGTGTTCACAACCACGATGAGGGCGTCGAAGCCAAGGGGCTGTACGGTCCTTCCGAACCATCTGTACACCTTCTCCCTTATGACGGAGGAGTCCGCCTCCTTGTCCTTGAACGTATCGTCAACGATGACCAGATCAGGTCTGTGCTCCTTGTTCCTTATGCCTCTGAGGCTTCCGCCCTTGCCCCTTGCCGTGACCGCAGTGCCGTTCTCAAGGGAGAGGAACGACTTGCTCCATGTCCTTCCGCTTCCAGATCTATGCTGCGGAGGGAAGTCCTCAAGGATCCTCTCGTTCTCCTCCAGCGCAAGCTTGATGTTGCTCATCTGAAGCTCCGCATCCTCCTTGCTGGCACCTATGACCACGATGAAGCTCTTCTTCCTGTACAGAAGGCACCAGAGCGGGAATGCGAACGTCATCCTCGTGGACTTTCCATGGCCTCTGGGCTCCACGTCCACGATGCCCTCTATGCTCCCGGTTGGCCTGAACGTGTCCCGGAACCTTCCGGGAACCATGGCCTTGAGGCGCTCGCACTGAGCCGCCGTGAGCTCGCGGGTCTGGATCACGTCGTAGAGTATCCTCTGGTACTCCGCGGGCCTGCAGGAGAAATATGAGGAGAGGTAGTACTCGCAGAAAAACGTGAAGTCGTTCTCCGCACGCAGCACCCTCTCCCTGACATCGGCTCTGGAGACCGCAGCGGCTGCGTCCTCGAGCTGCGGAAGCCTCGCCTTGAGCTCCCCCAATGCACCGGAGGTCCTAGGACTGTTCTTCATTCCCTGACCTCCACGTCCGCTATCACCTTCCCAAGCTCCTCCAGAAGCTCAGGCCTTCCCGACAGCTGCGCCGCCATGGCGTCGTATATGGCTTTCTTGGCCTGCTCGACGCCCCTGTTGAAGTTGAGCCTGTACTGGCTTACCTTGACCTGCGTCTCTCCGACCGACCTGACGGCCCTTATGAAGTCCTCAGGCCTCTTGAAGTCTATGTCCTCCATCTCCAGGATCTTCTCGTAGAACATGCCGGTGAGGATCCCGTTTATGGCCTCGACCATGTCCATGCTGCTGCCGTCCTTCACGTTCTCCAGTATCTGGTGGCAGCTTTCGGACGCTATGCGGTACTTCTCCGCCTTGCGTGCGGAGTTGCGGTAGCTGCGCCGCACGGCCTCGCGGGATATGTCCATCCCCTCCGTGCACAGCGCATCGCTTATCTCCCTGTGGGTCATGTTCTCCACGTCGTGCATGTCCACGATCCTCTGGTTTATGCCCAGTTCGTCGCTCTTGGCCCTGCGTCCCATGTCATCCCCCTATCTCCGACAGGACCCCGTCGTCGTGGATGGTCCCTTCGCAGAGGTCTATGCCCTTGGAGGTGACCTCCCACTCCTCTATGACCTCGAACGGCTCGCCAAACGGATCCTTGAGCTCAGTCCTGGCCGCATAGCCCTTGTCCTCCAGGTACGCAAGCGCCCTGTCTATGTGGTCCGTCTGCCAGTACTGGTAGAAGCTCTTGTAGACCGACACCTTGGATATGCTGCATGGATATATGTTGGAAAGGAAGAAGAGCACAAGGCCCCTCAGCTCCTTCGTCTTCTCAGGTGGTATCCTCTTCATCTCATCTCTCCTTCAGGTTCTTCAGGAACATCTCGATGTTCTTCATCTGCATCTCCGAGTTCTTCGTGAGCCGCTGCTCCATGTCCTTGAGCTCCGTGCGCCAACCGCCCAGCTCCATATAGAACTCCTCCCTCTTCAGACAGTTCTGCTGGAGCTTCTGGATCTTCTCGTCCTGCTCCTTGTCCACCCTGCTCTGATCCGCCTTGTTCTCCTTGAAAGCCTTGTCTATGCCCACCATCTGCCTGATGGCCCACGCAAGGAACGCAAGCACGAGCACGAACAGCACTATCAATGTGGGTATCTCTCCAAGTCCCCTCGCCGTGGAAATGACCGTTCCCGTCATGGAACCCTCCTCTGGTTCGATTCTATCCCCTGAAGGACCCCTCCAATCGAAAGGGGCCGCCCCACGGATCACTCCACGAAGCGGCCCCGAAAAAGGGAAACCTACAGGTACTTCATATGCTATATGTATGCAGGACACCGCATTCGCAGACCGTCCAGCATGGTTTTGTGACGGATATACGGCTGCCGTGCAGCCATGTGTTGAACGTCCGTTCAAACGCCGTTCAACGCACCGTCAGTGCCAGCACCGCCGCCAGAGCCCCCAGTGCGCCCATCCCCAGAGCCAGGTACGTCCTCGTCCTCATGGCCTTGGCCTGCGCCTCCCATTCTGACTGCAAGCTCTGCAATGAGCGCATCGACCCTTCCAAGGACAGCTTCGTCTCCTGAAGCGTCTTCGATGACGTCTCCAATGAGCTCCGAAGCCTTCCGGATTCGTCCTCCAGCGTCGTCAGCCTCTCCTGCAGCGACTGCAAGCCCTCCATGGAGCTCTGCAGCTGCGTCTGCGCAGCCTCCAGTTTCTCCAGCCGCCTGGCCGAGCCTTCCTGCTGCATCCGAAAGGTCTGAGACAACTCCTGAAGTATCTGGATGTCCGTCATGTCCCTTGGATCCGGCAAGGCCCCTTCCGATGCGAAGGCCAAGAAGGCCGAACACGAAAGAAGCCACAGCGAAAAGAAGAGCCTTCGCAGCCTCCGACACATCAGGACCTCCCCTTGAGCACGGCGTCGAACACGCCCATGGACGCAAAGCCCACTATGGACCCCTGCACGAAGCCCACCTGAAGCACGGCGTTCACCACCATCCTCCAGCCTTCGTACTGAGACACCACGAAGCCGTAGACCGATGCCAGGACGAACGAAAGCGCCCATACGAACACCGGAAGCCTTCCCTTGCCAGGAAGGATCCTGTACGCGATGCGCCTCGCCGTCCCCTCCTGCCCCTTGGCCTTGAGCTCCAGGGCCTTGTCCGAGAACAGCCATCCCTTGACGACCTCCGTAACCCCAATGAGGAACGGAACCAATGCAAGAAGCTGTGGAACCACATGGCTTTTCCAATCGACCATAGCCTATCCTCCTATGGCCATAGGATGCCACGTCTCCCCTCCAGACAGTCGGAGGGCGGGTCGAGGTATGGAAAATCGCACCGGTATCCTGTAGAATGGAGACGGCCACCCAAACGGGGCGGTTGGCTTTGCCCCTGCCGAATCTTGATATAGGAGGAGGTAGGAACTTGGAAACTTTGACGATGATTTCGGTTGTTGTCGGGGTCGTAGGTCTTGCGGTAGGTGTCGTCCAGATCGTCTTGACGCTCATGCAAATCCACAAGGGCAAAAAAAATCGCCACTAGGCTCTAAACTACCGGCGATTTTCTTATGAAACAAACTGGTAGGGGCAAGCCCACCGCTTCGGGTGGCCTTTTCCTTACATCACAATAATAAGCATCCAACCGCTTGGTTGTCAACTGGTTGTCAACTCGGTTGTGGCTCTTCAGCCGAACGTATATCCTTTTGACATTGCAACCTTCTTTATGCTTTCCTTCCACTCTATCTTTGGGTCGTTCCTGTATTTTTCAAAGAGCACCATGACCTTTTCATCAGACTGAGAGGCAACAAGTTCCTCCACCTTCTCCATTGGGAACATCCCTGAAGTGTTGTCCCTGACCCTTTTGACTGCAGAGTTCATCTTGCCTATCCAGATTGACCCATTGACATAGGGCGAGACCTTTTCGTAGAGCGCATCGAAATGCTCGTCAAGCAATGGTTCGCATGAAATGCTGGTGGAATATCCCTTCTCGAAGGCGTACTTCAAGGATCTGAGCCTTTCGTCGAAATCGGGGGCACCCGGTTCCCAAAGCCTGAGAATCGACGAATCCGCAGAGCCTATCGTGAACCTAAACTTCAGATGGCTCCTCTTTGGGAGGAACTTGTCAACGATTCTCTTCGTGCACTCGAAGTCAGGCTTCGTCACAAGAAGGAGGTTGTTGCCGTTCTGGATGAGCTTGGTCAGGACTCCCATTGCGACATCTATGTTCCCAGAGGTTATGTCATGCGACGAAGGTACCATGATGTCACCTGACTTCTTTGAATATGACCTACCTGACAGATCGACCTTCTCCTCAATCTTCCAAGTCTCAGAAGTCTTCCTCTTGAATCGTATAGCCATATCTTTGGCGTAGCAGTATACACAATCGTTAGAACATCCGTTCATGAAGTTGAAATTGAACGGAGCCCACTCCTTGGTTCCGAATTTCATTTTCTCACTGTCCATATGGCACCACCTTATATATCGTATGCTTTTCTATTTAATGGAAATCCAAAGCTTCCGATCTTTTCCGACATCCCAAAAAGTCGATTCTTTACCGGTTTTGGTGATTTTTGGCTCTCTAATGACTGAAATCGAACCTTTGTCCTCCAAATCCCGGAGTACGCCCTTCAAACATTTCTCAGTACAAAAATCGCTGTTGTTCTCATAGAACAAAGCCATGAACCGCTTCAATGGAATCCTTGCAGACTCCTTTTCTGTCAGCATTCTCAATAATTCCAAAACGTCCTCTGTCGGATCATAGCAATCATCGAAAAGAGTCAATTGCCAACCTTTGATTATATTCTCCATGTCTACATACCGTTTTCCCATTGAATCACCCATTAGGATAGCTCCATCCTCATGGTTTGTAGCAAAGAACATGTGGTATTCCGTTTTTCCACCACTTTTTACGCAAATAGGAATTTCAAGTACATATTCGAACCTACCTTTGAGGCATTTCCAATACAGGTATGCAATCTCCTCCACAGCACGTTTTCCTGCATCGAGATCCAACTCCCTGTCAATCCTGTACTTGGCTACCACATCCTTCCATTCGCTACATCCGAGGACATTGTTCAATGGTTCATCATTGGGATTATCGTCGAAGCAGGACCTCTCTCCGGAATCCTCTGGATGAAGTTCATACCCTTCCTTCGCAACACTATCTATTCCTACATTCTCATGAGCGCATGCCCATCTGAAGAACCCAAAGGAATTGAAGTTCACAAGGAGTTCCATCGTATCGAACTTGATATCCTTGAGTTCATCTAGGAGCCTGGAGTCCAAGAGCTTCACTCCAAATGGATCGATGTATAAAAACATGTTTGCATATTTGAACCTGCTTGCCAAAGGAATCAAATCCTCTTCGAAACGACCTCCAATGACATCGCCTACAAGCGGATCTCTCCCCAAAACGTTTTTCAACGTCTCAGAATGACTCTTTTCAATGAAGTATAATTTCACATCCTTGTTCTTCGCATGGGACTTCTCCACAGCCTCACGAATCTCCTTCAAGGCTATCAGAGGAGATCCATCTGAACCATCTTCGAACTTCCCAGCACCTGCAAAGCAATCTATGTAGCGCACTGGACCTCCATGGATCAAGATCTTTGTAATATAGGGCTTTAGATAACATCTGAGCAAATCATCCTTGATTCCAGACCATGGCTTCTTCCTTTCAAAAAAAACTTCGTTGCTCCTGGCTGTCATACAAATCCTTCACACCTCCCCATGGACCCAAATGACCACCTTGCCCAGGATGCGAACGCCATCAAGGGCGTCCATGCCAAGCTCCGTGGGAGGGTACTTTGGGTTGTCGCTTATGATGCGAAGCCTATTGAGGATGCGGTTGAACTCAAGACGCTTGACGAAAAGCTCGCCGTTTACGGCAAGAACGTATATCCCATCCCCCTTCACGAAGCCCTTGACGAACACCACGGGCTCGCCGTCGTGCAGCGTGGGCTCCATGCTGTCCCCGTCCACCAATGCACCCACGAACACGGAGTTGGACGGGTAGCGCCTTGCTACACGCTTTGGCACGTATATGCTCTCGCCGGTTGGAGACCCAAGGCCCCACTCGTCACCCATGCCCGCGGACAGCTTCAGATCCAGCATGGGAACCTCCACGCTGTCCTTCAGGGCCATGGGTTGCCTGGAGACGGCACCATCGTTGGAATTCCCACTGCAGGCCGATTCCTCTGCGTTCCCGCCCACATACATCTCTCCATGTCCCGTTATGAGCCAGTGGAGGTTCACGTTGAAACGCTGTGACAATTGCTGTTTAAGTTCATCTGGAATAGATGCAATACCAGACTCATATTTTTGATACGTCTGCTGTTTTAATCCAAATAGAGCAGCAAAAGAACTCTGAGATACACCTTTTTGTTGTCTAACTTCCTTTAAACGTTCATTAATCACAACTTTTCCTCGTAAAAACACCAAAATACACTCAAACAGAGTTGACTTCACACTTTTTTAGTGTTACTCTGAATCAGGGTTAAAAATAAACCTAGTCCAATACTACACCACTCCATTTTGGAGTGCAAGGAGAATGTGACTGGAGTTCAGACGTGTGCTCTTCCGATCTTGGAGCTATGAGAAATCGGTCGAAACGTCAAAGGTTCTGGTCAAGGCATTCAGGAAGGTCAGCTTAGACCTTGTTAAGGAACTTTATTCCGCTCGAAGAGCACTTGAACCACAAGGACGTTCAGCCGTTGGGCAATTCTGCCCGACGGTTAAAACTTGGGAAGGCTACTGCAATGACATCGGGCTATCTAAGCGCACAGCCAACAGCTGGCTGGCCCTCTACGTCCCGGATGAGGACCGTCTCCTAACTCCAGAGGAGATGAAGGGGCGTATAGAAGCCCGCTACCAAGAGCTGAAGAGTGAGCTCGTCTCGCACATAGGAGACCCATCCTGGCGTCCGGAGGGCTGGATCAAGGCCTTCGAGGCCCGCTATCAGAAGGAGCTTAGAGACTACAAGCTGGATGTCATAGCGCAGGCCACATCGTTCGACGAGTACATGGACGAAGGCGGCCAGTTCTGGCTCTTCGACCAGCCGTACCTCGAGACCCTGAGCGAGCGGATAGGCTCATACAACGCGGACATCGTGGCCTACAGGAAGCTGTGCATGGCCTACCAGAAGGACGCCCGCAGGGACGTTGACATACGCAAGCAGGTGTCCATATTCCAGCTCACCAAGGCGGCGCTGGAGGACATATCGGACGAAGCCCGCCCGGAGGTGGCCCGCTTCGTAGCCGAGCTCATCCTCAAGGACGCGGCAGGAACCCTCACCTACTGAGAAACCAAAGGCAAAGGAGAAACATATGAAAGGACCAAGAAGGATCCGTCTGACGAACAGGCAGGCGAAGACCATGGAGAAGCTGCTGCACAAGGTCTATACCATCGCCTTCGTCGAATCGAAGATGCGAAGCGAGGGGAAGACCTACGACGAGCTTGTCAAAGAGGAAAGGAAGTTGGACGACCTATGGACGGTCGTCATGTTCCTGATAGAAACCGGGTATGGAAGTGTGGGAGAAGGGATCCTTCCAGGGTCTTCCAAACGTCATGAAGAACGTATCGGGGTCAAGGAGGGCTGACGTGGCATACGAATACCTGATTCCTTCCGAAGGATATTCATGGCAAAGACACAGCACGCAAAACTTCTTCAAAGCCTTCCTGTACCACATTTCGAAGGCCTCCCTTTCTGCAGGCTTGAGTTCGTTGAACTCGATGTCCGAGCTGACTGGATACTTCTCCAAGGCCCTTCTGATGGTGAAGTACACGACATGCTCTTCCGGTGAATGTTCGAGACTCACCCCTCCGCCATCCCACGAATGCAGCTCTTCAAGGCTCGGAGTCCCATCGTTCCATGCGGGTTCGAACGAAGGGAACATGAACGTGACCATTCTGTTCAATATGTTCTTGGGAATCTTCCTTTTCATGGAATCAGTCTACACCCTCGCCGAAGCGATGGCAACACAAGGAGAAATCCAATGGAATTGAAATATGCGGCATACATAGGGGTACTGCTCCTCTGCGGAGCAATAGTGGGCGTGCTCATATCGCTCACGGTCCACACGGCGCGCATCGTGCTCAAGGGACTGATGGAGGACGACGATGAAGAGCTCTAGAGACACTGCGCTGCACTCGTATGCGTACCTCATCCTCAAGAGCGAAGGCTCCACGTTCACGGACCTTGCGGACAGGCTGGGATGCTCCAACAACCTCATAAAGGAGCTGCTTCTTGGAAGAAGGAAATCCAGAAGGCTCCAGGAGGAGATGGCCCATCAGCTTGGCTTCGCATCCTGGGAGGGCTTCGAATCCCAGGCGCAGCGCTTCTACGAGGACTTTAGAAGAAGGCTGGAGGGCCCGCTATGTGGATGACGGCGAAGGAACTGGCCAAGAGGATGGGATGGAGCGTGCGCTACGTCCAAAGGCTCGCAAGCGAAGGTCGCATACGCTGGACCATGAAGGACGGACGCTCCAGGCTCTACGACTCGGACTCCGTACCAAAGGACGCACTCCCTGCAAAGGCATCGGTCCAGACCAAGGCCCTCACCCCCGTGGAGTCCACGGGAGCGGATGCGCTTGCAAGCTTCCAGGCGTTGGGAGGCAGGGCCACGGACAAGGAGAGGCAGAAGCTGCGCGTGCTGGACAGGCTTCGCAACATCCCCATTGGGGTCTCCAAAGGGGAATGGTACGGCTCCGTGGCGTTCTTCTTCGGGATATCGGAGGCCACCGTAAGGCGCTACGAGAAGGAGTTCGCAAGGACCGGCGTAATAGCCACGGCTCCAAGGAAAGGCTCCAACCGCAGCTTCGACGAAGAGGCCGTCTCATGGATGAAGGGCTACATGCTCAAGACCCTCAGGGAGACTGGGTTCTGCACCAAGCAGAGCGCTTGGGAGCACCTCGTGGACAAGGCCCGTGAGGAAGGCTGGCGCATAGGCTCCAGAAGCACGGCGTTCGCGATCCTTGGAGGGATGGACAGGCAGCTTCTGGACTTCTCCGTGGGCGGAAGGCGCGCCATGGACAACTACTTCTATATAAAGAGGGACTGCAAGGCCTTAAGGCCCATGCAGATCGTCATAGGAGACCAGCACATATTCGACTACTGGATAGCGGACTACGAGAAGGGCGTCATACTCAGGCCCGAGTGCTACTGCTGGCTGGACATGTGCACCAAGGTGGTCTACGGCATAGCGCTGGAGACCCGCGCCTACACGGCGGACACGGTCAAGGAGAGCCTGAGAAACGGGATCATGCGCTACGGACTGTTCGAGAACACCTACAACGACAACGGAAAGCCGGAGTGCTCAAAGGCGACCGAGCAGGTCATAGACGACCTCATGCACGCAGGTGCCGGCATGAACGACATATGCGAGCTGGACAGGACAATGGCGGGCCGC